TTGCGCTCTGACGAGTCCGGGACAGTTACGGGACGTTTTTCATCATCACATCCGAACTTACAATTCATCCCAGCGCGCGACCCAGAACTCGGACCACTGTGTCGTTCGTTGTTCATCCCAGAAGACAGGCACTTATGGATGAAGTCGGACTACTCACAAGTTGAGTACAGACTGTTCGCACATTACGCGGTCGGCGAGGGGTCTGAAGAATTCCGCGAACAGTACAGACAGAATCCGAACATAGACTATCACCAGTGGTGCGCGGATGAAGCCGGGACGGATCGCAAGAAAGCAAAGACAGTGAATTTCGGAGTCATATACGGAATGGGTCTCGCGGCGCTCGCCGATAAGTTGAACGTCACGTTGGACGAGGCGCGACGATTCATGGGACAGTACAACGAAAAACTTCCGTTCCTAAAGACGACGCTGCAAGCCGTGGCAGAGCGCGCGTCGTCCCGTGGATACGTGCGGACTATCTTGAATAGACGCCGACGGTTCATAGCGTGGGAACCGTCTGACTGGGAACTATCCCGAGAAGTGTCTGCGCTGCGAGACCAAGACGAAATGATAGAGATCGTGAACGAACACGTCAAGCGCGCACGTGACAACAAGAAAAATCCCCCGCGGCCTGGAATACGACGCGCGCACACGCACAAGGCACTGAACGCCGTGATCCAGGGAAGCGCTGCGGACTTGATCAAGAAAGCGATGGTCGACTGTGCTGAGGCAGGAATATTTGACGTGCTTCCCCTGCACCTCACAGTCCACGACGAGCTCGATAACTCTATAGTGCAAGACAAGCGAGGGATGGAAGCGGCGGACGAGATGAAGCGTTTGATGGAGAACGCGATTCCGTTCAAAGTTCCCATCGTTGTAGACAGAGACGTGTTGGTTAACTGGGGCGGATTGATCCGAGACAAAAAACCGAAACAATAACGAATGAGAGAAAGAGAGGTGCGAGGTGAAAGTCGTACGCACGACGAGAGAAGTAATAGAGGGAAAGCTATTGGCCGCAATCGACGACAAAGATCACGTGGCCTTGATACTGACGAAGCAAGATCTGATAGACCTGATCACGGCGTGTGAGCGGAACCAATTCACACGCGACCTGAGGAAACGGTGTGTGAACTTAGCCGACGGAATGCGCAGACTGTTCCACGAAGCATTCTGATCAAGGAGGGAGACGTGGCAGAGAAGTCGCTGTGGAGGTACTTGCAACGTGGGATGAAGGGCCGGTGGCACGCTGTACGACACGAGGATAGATGTACGCCAGGCGTCCCCGACGTGTCGTACGGGATGAAGGGCAAGTGCGGATGGATCGAGCTGAAGGCGCTGCCCAAGTGGCCGCGCAATCTGAAAGCCATCGTCAAACTTCCGGGACTGACGCCAGACCAAAAAGCGTGGCTCAGAGACCGAGGTTCACAGAGCGGGTCGTGTTACTTGATGATACGGATCGGTAGAGACTATCTGCTCTATAGATGGCACGTCGTCCACTTACTCGGGTCGTTAGATACGACCGGCATGTACCGGACGGCGCGGGCATTCTGGAGCAGGTCCATAGATTGGGACGAGTTCGAAGAGTTTTTATCGCAAGAGTAAAGCCGCTATCCCCCCGGTCAACAGGATCAGCAGCACGTTCCCGACGCTGGCTTTTGGTTTAGACGTCTCTGCCAACTTCAACGAACGGTCCGCGATCTCCTTCATACGATCGAAACTTTCTTTCAACGCGCGGATCTCTTCTTTCCTCAGCTCATCTATCTTCCCTCGCAATTCCGCCTCGCGTGTGTACAGCGCGAGCTCAGCTTCGAGCGCCTGCACACGCTGCGTCTGAGTCACGTTCATTTCCTGCAGTATCACGTAATCCTTCAACCGTCGATCTAGTTCCTTCGCGTCCGGAACGTTAACGCACACGAAGTCCGTGAGCTCAGTCTCAACGACTCCGGATCCTGCGGGCTGAGCGGAACCCCATGAGGCGAAGATCATTGACCAGAGCGTCAGGATCACTAGGAACGACGATGTTCTCACGCGCGATTTGTAGCTCACGATTCCTCCTCTGCAAGCGCGTGACCTCGGCCCGCGCCGCCGATTCCTTTCGTTTGATTTCAATCAACTCGACTTCCAACTTAGCAATCTCCGCCTCGTACATCTTCTCGTTCTCTTCCTTCACGCGAATGATGTTCGACTGGTCTTCTCGCAAGTTCCCGACGAGTAAGTTGTGCAAGCGACGCGCCTCGCTCCACCCGCTTGTGTACTGCCACAATAGCAGTCCCACGAAGCACGCGACGAGCAACGCCACCCACGCCCACCTCGGAACATTTGTTATCATTTGAATCCTCCCCTCGCATACATCGGGCGCCATCTGTCAACAATTTTTTTCGGATAGTCACGATTCTCTTTGAACGCGCCGGCCGACCGGCCGGAGTAGTGCTCCACGTTTCACGTCCACCGCGTATCGTCTCGGCCGGCCGCGCGCGCGAGTCCCCTGTCCCGCGTGATCCACCCGGCGCCGCCATTATATCCAGAGAGCGTGAACCTCCACCTATCGTCTTCTGAGTACGAGAATGGGCAACGGTCATAGATCCAACGGTCATACTTGACGCACGCCCGAATCGCCCAGCGCGGGTCCAGGGGATTATTCTCTCCCAGGTCTGTTGGGTAAAGTTTCGAGATCCACGCTGCGGTGTCCGGCGTGAACTGTGCGAGGCCCGTGGCGTACGGACTACGCGCGTCGGGACGCCACCCACTCTCTTGATGGATCTGCGCGTAGAAGACGGACCCGTCGTAGTCGAGCCCCCAGACGTAGTTCACTTCGGCGCGGACGACGCGCTTTAGTCTGTACGCTAAATCCGGGACGCCTGGCTCGCGCACTTCTACGGCCGGCTCCACGACTTCTGTCGTAGTCGTTGTGGTCGTTACTTCAGACTCCGAGTAACACCCCGACGATAAGAGCGCCCATAACAAGGCCGCGCAACACGCACGCACCGAAAAATTTGATCGCATCGGGTACTTCGTCCTTTCTGTCGTTGCACAGTAAGTCTGATATACTGATGTACGGGTACAGCGCCTTGACGATCCAGTGCCCTACAATGGCCGCAGATACGCCCAGGATCAGCTTCCAGGTCAATAGCCGCGCGTTCGTGTTAGGGTGTACGGCGAATTGGAACACCGCCATTAAGACGACGAGCAATAGCAAGAGCCACGCGGATTTTACGACCGCGCGGACGAACGAGACGTTTAACCATTTAGATCGTTTCATGTCTAGCGCTTCCTCCTCTCTTTCTTGACGCGCTTCACGCTGCACTTCACTTCTTTCGGACGTCGAAGTTTCGAGGCGTCGTAGGCGGAGTTGCATCTAAATTGTAAACGTACGACGCCGGAAGTGAGTCCGGGCTTGTGTTTCCATTTGTGTCGACGGCTTGTAGCACGAACGTGAGCGTCCCGGCGCTGCCATCAGGGACAGTTACAGAGAAGTCGTATGTGCTGGTCGGATGTAGAATCGTGCCTACCAGCGCGCGGGTCCCGTCTGTGCGGTACAATTTGTATGACGCCATGTCTGGCTCTGTGTTCGGAGTCCAAGACGCCGTCAAGCTCAGCGACGCGCCCGTGGCGATCGCTGTTAGAGCTAACACTAGAATGATCGATAGGAACAACGTCTTCATATTTTTCCTCCTCGCTTCGTGGCGTGCGTCCCGGGGGAGACTCCTCCTTCCGGGACGCCGTCGGTCCTATTGTTTGAGAGAGCTCACCTTGTCGATGACTTTGTCCGTCAGCGCGTCGAGCTTCTTGTCGTTGGCGCGCGCGACGTAGAAACCGGCGATGAACCCGATCACCAAAAAAATGAGTATCAAGTACCATGGAACCATTTCTACCACCTCCCCTCTATTTGATCCCTCCGGTCAACTTCTCCATGATTTGATCTATGGGCACCTCGCGCAATCCCACGAGCAAGAGCGCCGCGCCGAGTCCCACCGAATCACTGATGAACTTCTGCCATATACCGAGGCACACGAACGTGAGCAATAGAAATTTGACAGACGTCATCTCAGTCAACAGCTTTTTAAAGCCACGTTTCGCGATAGTCCACACTCCGGACTCCTGTAAGTACGTCTCTTGATCTGCCATGAGTTTATTTCTCCTTTTTGCTGTTGACCGCCGTCGCTATTTCAGAGACCAGCGTCTTAATTGAAATACGATCTTTCTGAAGAAGTATATCTATGGCCCTTATCTTCTCGTTGATCAATTTCTCTTGCTGAGCGAAACTGTCCATGACCATGCGCATCGTCTTCTCAATAATGTGCTCGCACGTTTTTCCGTGTTCCATCATCGTCAGCGGACCTCCCTGATCAGCGAGATGAGCGCGCCAACTCATTAGAGCTTTCATGTTCTCCATAGTTGTACACGCTTTACAGAAGTCGAAAAACTGTTCTCGGTTGATCAATCCCCCTTCATTGGTGAACTTTTCCAATATGTTTATGTGACGTTCCGCGTGCTCTTTCTCCCACGCCTCTCGCTTTGTCGAAATTTCTGAGTGTTGCTTATCGTGTCCACTCTCCCAGCTTTCACGTTTCCCCATCCACTTTTTGATCCAGTATATATTGCCGACTAATCCGGCCACAAGTAAGGCCTTAAATCCCCATTCAAAAATGGACTCCATTTCAGTCTCCTCGCCCAGAGTAGTTAGCTCATGGTGATCGCCGGAAATAACAGTATCCGGGTCGATGTAATCGCGTATCCGATGACCTGGATATTTCCTCCGGGAGGAGTCTGTGTGAGTCCTCCGAGTACTGCGGCGCTGAGGTAGATTGGCCCGTTCACGGTCCACGCCCACGCGCCGTTCGTCACTTCTCCCAGCCAAACGATACGGACTTCGTCGTCCGCGTCGCCAGCTTCTAGCGCCAATCCGCGACAAGGTTGATTCGCGCCATCCGCCTGCGCCTTCCAGAACTTCCCGTCTGCAGCTTTCAAATAGACTGGCGTGTACGCTGCGACGGTCTCTCCCAACGTTCCTAAAATGCGCCCCGGGATAACGTCGTCCAACTTCGCCATGTCTGCCGCCAGTATGGCGTCCCATCCTTGCACGGAGTAATCGATCGTATACAAGTCATACTTAGACGTCGTCACGAGGCACCTCCTGCGACAAATTTACAAGTGACTTCTACGGGGCTCGACTCATACGTGACCCCGGCATCGATTCTATAATTGTACAGCTTGAACTCGACGTACGGCGCGAGCGACCCGTTGTCCGCGACGTTCATCGCCAACGTGTACGTCCACGTCTGAGCGTCCACTCCGTTCACCGTGCGCACAAGAACATCTGACACGTACACCTCAATCTTGAATAGTCCCTCGTGATCTGAGTCTGACAACACGGTCCCCGGGACGCCAATCCCTGCCCCATCCCCTCGCTTCCGCGGAGACCACGTGAGCACTACGTCGTCCTCGTACCGCGCCGCAAAGGACCTTCCGTTCGCGTCAAAGTTTATCGGCTCGTACGGCGTGCGCGCTTTCCCTGTTACGGCAAGATCCAACACGTTTGAATCTGCTATGTCCCCGATATTCTCAAAGTTGAATGGGACGAACTTAAACTTCCTCGACGCGCCCGGAATTATCTCGCTGTGCGCCAAGGTCGCGGTGGACAGGGGAACAATGTAGAACGGCGTCCCGGCCGCGTGCTCTTCTATCTTCGTCCCGTACCGCCCGCGCACGATTCCTTCAAACAAGTACTGTGTCCCAGAGACGGGTGTGATGGACAGGAAGGAAATGATCTCAGACCCTAGCATCGCCGTGTTAGCGACGCCGCTGAGCACGTTCGCCCACGTGGAAGACTCGACGTCTTGCAAGTCAACGACGAAGTCAAATTCTGCCGTAAACCCAGTCTCCTCGTCTATCGCGTACGTTACAGGGTACGTGTCTACGAGCTCGCCGTACGCGAGGATGTTCCCCGTCGTTCCGACCAGCACGTACGAGGTCCCTCCGTCCATGCTGATGTACACGTCAAATCCTTCGTCGTGGTTCGTGACGCGCGCTGCCATGGGAAGCACGACCACGTCTGTCGTCATCGCGTACGGAGGTTCTACTATCGCGTCGTCCACGAATGGCAGTACGTCGAACGTAGGTTGGACGGGCGTGTGCTCCGATGGATCCGAATAATCAGAAATGACCCGCGCCACAGAGTAAATGTCCTCCATCGTGTGTACGAGGATCTTATTAGATTCTACGTTGTCCTCTTCGATGGCCAACACGCGAAGAACCATGTCGACTATTCCATACTTGGCGTACGACCATTTGAACACATCTCCGACCTGGTACTTGAATAAGTTCCTGTTCGCCGGGAACGTGACCGTGGCGAACGGGTACGCCTCGCGCCGAAGCACTTGGTGTCCGATCCACACGGCGTTATAATTCGCGGTGAACAGAGACATCTGCTGCGTCTTTGAAACGACGCGACCTTGGATCTGTTTATTCCCGAGATCTATTGCTATTGGGTCTGCTTGAAATTGAACGATGTCTACTGCCATGGTATGACCTCAATCTGTGATCAAAATTTCTGGATCCAAGGACTCTCCGTATGGAGCTTCCATCTGATCTTGGTACGCGAACGGGTCTATAGTCAAGCGCCACAGTTTCCCGGTACCTGCTTCCTTCGTGACGTATATGAATCCCTTCTGCTCGTCTAACGCCAATCCTCCACACGAATCTTGTGAAGTGTCTGCAAGTTCAACTCTAGCGACGCGGGCCATGGTCGCGATGTTTATTTTCAATATGGTCAGTAGATTCGTCCTGAGGCCGATGTACGCGAATTCACGAGCTGAATCGATAATCATATAGTGGGCGTTCACCTCGTCTGCGTTGAACGTGAGACTAGCCGCTACCGTACACGACGGAAGATTCAGTTTCGTCAATCTACTTTGTCCTCCGTAGTCCAATGTCGACAGTCGAGAAAGCATCAACAGATGAGCGCCGACCTTGTGCAACGCCACCACATCTCCACCAGCTTCTATCGGAGCTACAACGTCAGCGAACAAAAATGATCCGAGAGAAAATCGTACGATCCCGGTGTACCACCACGGGGCCCCACGATTTGTCCCGACGTAAAGGTACCCGTTGTCCTCGTCGATCTCTATAGAATTAATCCCGTTGTAGTAACCACTGTCACCTGGCATCACGACGGAGTCTTCTAGCGTCATCGTATCACGACGAATTTTAAAGATCGTGTCCGATACTCCAAATATATTTCTTAATAGATAAAGGAACGTTCCATCTGAATCTACGATGCACTCCGCGACGGGGTACGTCGACCCGACTGTCACGGCCCCGATACGTTCAAACGTGTTGAGGTTAAATTTGACGAGCTTAGTTGGAGCGCCGGGTTGATTTCCACCGGCCCCGACATACGAACATCCGTCTGGATCTCTATAGACCAGTCTCTTATCGTTGAATCTTTTCACACCGGATCGGCCGACGTGCATTGGAGTTTCATCTGATTCAAAGTACATAGCATCGACCCAAGCAAGAGACGCTCTATTCAATCGGACCACACCTCGAGATGCAGACGATCCGCGCAGTATAAAGATGTACGGAGAACTCGCCCCGTAACGTGTGACCTCCGATATTTTTGAATATTGAATCTTGATCTCGTTTATCGTGTCTATCCACGCGCGCCGCGAGAACTGCGGCTCATCTACGAGCGAAGATTCGGACAACGTCTCCAAGTCTGCCACGTCATAGTCTTCTCGGATCAGCTTCATGTGGAACGTTCCATCTGTATTGAATCGGATCAATCCTTCTATGTGCGCGTTCACAGATTCCAAGTAAGAGAGCGCTTCTTGGTACTGATCAAACAACACGCTGATTCCACGTCCCTCGTCGTACAACGTGTATCCTACGGCCTCGAAGTTCGCGGCGTTCAACCAACTCTCAGACAATCCCACCATCCTCGACAAGACGTACCAGATGACGTGCGCCGGATTATAATCGTACGTGTCTATTTGACGGACCTCGGGGAACGCGCTTATGTCCGGGCACTTCTTCACGACGAACGTCATGACCGGCATTCGATTGATTTGTCCCAGCTTACAGTCGTAGAAGAACGCCCAACAGAATCCACGGTACGGCGTATTCAGCGTCGCGTCTCCTATGATCTCACCCATCGTGTCGTTTGGCGCTTGATCCTCAGTCCCGAAGTAGAAGTATATCTCACCAAACTTTTTGATCTCGAGTATTTCTACTCCACCGGACTCGGGCCGATTCAACACTCCCTCCCACAATATCTTCTCATCCCGAAGTATCGTGTACAACGTGTCAACCGGACCCATACAGATTCCGATACCCCACGACATGAAGTACACGTGTCCCGTAACCATCGACCCGCCGCCACCTCCACCCTTCCCTCCAGGTGGACTCTGCTCTATAGCACGCGCGCGTTCTTTCCCGTACGGGAGAAGATGCCCAGTGATCTTCACTGTTCCCAGCGCGTCGGGAACTGGATCACCCATCTTGTTCGGAGTAATCTGTGGATCTTGCTTCGGGGTCCCCGGGGTGCGAACGTCAGGCGTCTGCGGATCAATCATCATTCCTACCGCGAAGCCTAACTGAGCGCCCAGGTACGCGCCGTAAGGTCCCCCGACAAAGAACCCCAGTACTCCGCCAGCGATGGCTCCAATTCCTCCGCCTAGACTCATGCGTTCACCCTGTACACGAAGCGTATCCGCTTCTTAGAATTATCGTCCGCGCTCAGCTTACGCACCCCCGCTCCATCGTGCGATTGATAGAAGTACCCACCGAAGTAGATGGCGGCGTGCGCCGAAGCTCGTCCATAGTGGAATAAGATGATGTCCCCGTTCTTACGCGGCGCGTCCTTGTCCACCCATTCGCCGGGAAGCTCGCGCTCTAAGCTCTCCTTCAAAAGTTCCCTCGTGTCGTGCAAGTGCCAATCGCGAGGATACAGGGGAATGAGGTTTTTCCGCCATCGCAGTACGCCCATTTCTTCGAACACTCGCGCGACGAAGTGTATGCAATCCGCGCCGAGCCCCTTCACTCCGCAACGATGTCTGTATGGCGTCCCTTCCCACGACTCGAGTATCTGCTTCAATCGCGCTTCGTCCACGTTAGGTCCTTATAGATGGATTGTCCACCGGGTTGAATGGAAATCCAAAGAAGTTTAGGATGTTGTTGAACTTGTCCCGGCACGTCTCTATTCTGCCGTCGTCTCCTGGGTATGCGTCCACGTCCATCCCCGTCTCTATGTCGCTCAATCTGTACGCGAGCGTCAATGTGTTTCCGATGTGTCTTACGACCGTTCGCGTCTGTCCACTGAACTCTACGAACCCGCCTGTGAAGTATCCGTTATCTTGCCCGGCGAACGTTGCGCTCGTCAATAGCGTCTTCGTAGAATCTACTGTGACCGTGGCCGTGATCTTATAGTCTGCTTTCACGAGCTTGCAGTGACTATCGAACAGCTTCCAGTTACAGTTGACCTGGTACCGGTTGACCGGGATTGGCATACGAAGAAAGTACTCGAAGCTGACGCACTCTATATTCGCCTTCACTCCTTCAAACGATACTTGTCGGACTTGCCCGATAAACACGGACGACGTTTCTATAGGATCCTGGTCTCTGTGGAACGCCAGCACTTCAACCCATATCACTTCCACGGGGTTGATTCCGATGTACTGAAGCAACGGGTCCTCAACGTATCCGGCTTGTATACTTAATCTCGCGACTTCTAGATTGGCGTCGAACTTCACTGTGTCACGCTGCAGAGTGGCCGGCGTGTACGTGTTTCCTCCGTACAAGACGGCGACGTCTCCGTTCGTGTACCGCCAATGTTCGTCGCCGACTTCTCGCCAGAAGTGATATAATTCTGATGGAAGTCTCGTCGTCGCTTCTTCAGCTGCGATGTACTCTGCGGTCTGGTCTTTCACGTTACGACTCCGGCCACGTCACTTCTCGTGACAGTGTTTTGAAAGAAAGTTCTGTGCGAATTTTGTCGTCCGTCAAGTAACGGAGTAGAAGTTCATCGTGATCGAAACGACAGAGCCACAAGAACGAGACCATTAGAAAAGTGAGCGGTCCAGAGTCCCGTCCTATCACTCCATCAAAGACTAATTGAGTAGACGTCGCTGCAATGACGTCGAGACAGACCATACTTCCATCTGGCCATACGATAGCGACGGACGCCCCTGTGACCGTGTTCTCCCAGTACGTCGGGTACTGTATAGACTCGATTGTAATACGATCATCTCCGGCGTCGAATTCTTCTACGACTTTCACGTCATCCTGCCAAGTCGGAAGCCAGAACGCGCCCCATCGTCCACGGTGCTCGTTGAAAAAGTCAATGATCAATTGTATAGATTCACGCTCGAAACTTGTGTACGCGATTTGCAACAAAAACTCCGTCTCATCTCTGTGCGACGAGTGTAACGGTTTCCCAATAAAGGAAAGCGTCTCGTACGGATGGTAGAAACTTATGACGACGTCGTCAGACCAGTCAGGCGCCACGTCGAATACGGGATACCCCTTGTACACAGGGAATGACGAAATGTCACCAGCGTACCTCGTGATATCTGAATTAAATTCCTCAATCACTTCTACTGCGAGCTCTCCAACGAACGTCGTCTTCATCCGCATCTCTTGTCCTGATCTTATGCGAGAGCGAAGCACAGGATACACGGACACGCCGGCCGGCCAGTCGTACACTAGGTCTGTCGTCAATGTAATCTTCGTCGGAAGTATAGAATCTATAACTCTGACCTCATAGCACGTTTCATTCCCGTAAACGACGCACGTTCCCCCGACTTCAAAGTTTCTACACGCCGTAGATTCAACGAGCAATTCGGGTTGTTCTCGAAGCGCAGAAGCCGCAAGGACTGTACGGTCCATCCAGAAGGGAACGTTTAATACTCCGAACGAATTGGCGTACAGCTTCCGCTTCAACCGCGCGGCTTGTTGAAACGTGAGTCCCGTGAACTGGTACTGCAACATACGGCGCGGCCACGTGAACAAGGCGCTTCGCTGCTCTCCACCTTTTAAGTCAGACAGGATACTCGTCTTCCATTCGCGCTTGACGACCGGCGCAGTGCGCCAGTTCGGCGAGTGCATCAAGTCTCCGTCTATGACGACAGATTCCGGTATGTCCGGAAGATTATTTACGATGTATCCGAACATGGCGTCGACGGATCCGCCAGGTTGCGGAACGTATCCGCTCGTCGTAAAGTTGAAGTTTACAGCGCTTCCGACTGGAGGCGTATAGGCCACGTCGAATCTCCTTTACAAAGGAACCGGGGTAATTGTGTCAAATATGATCGCATTGTAAACGGCGCCACCCGCCGGATCTAGCGCCACGACGAAGTATTGATCATCCGATGTATCAAGGTCCACGAACTGGAATACTCCGTCCGCCCCGCTCTGTACACGATCGATGAGTATGCCCGTCGCCCTATAATACAGATGAACCCAAGCTCCAACGATCGGTGAACCAGCTTCGTTCACGACTCCGGCAATCCTTCCATCGATCGGCGTCTGTACGTAGACGATTGTCGCTGGTGGCGGACTGATCCAGTTACAATACCGACGCTTAAGAATATCTGGAAAGTCGACTTCCCGATCTAAGACTGCGATATTTCCGTGGTCTGTCATATCGTCCTCACCAAGTGTTCGAGATTTCTACGATCAGTTGTCCGGTTACAGAAGCATTGTACGTGTAGAACGCCATGAACTGACGGCCTTCTGCATCAGAGAAAGTGTCGTAAGACGCCAGCGGCCTAGGATGATTGATGTTCCATACCCCGGGAAGGTATCCCCTCGTAATGACCCCGTCATTGATCCAAATAGGACATAGGTGGAGTTTATTATCTATCGGATTCGGATAAGCTGACCCATTCCCTCCCATGTTCGTGGCATAGACAGACTTACACCCGTCCACGTGCTTCCCGACTTGCACCGACGTTCCGCCTTGCGTGTACGATCGAGGACAGTAATGCCCCGTATTATAGAAGCTCGAAATCTGATTGACCAACAAGAAAGCATCTCCGCTTCCATAGTAGGATGATGTCAAAGCGCCTATGATGATCGTGTTGTAAGCGTCGCCGACTTTAAGAGATGGAAAATCTCCGAAAGCGAAACCGGACACATACATCGTCGTATGCCACGTCGTGTCCGACGTTCCAACCGTGAACCAAAAGAATCGATCATTCCCCACCAACACCCATGGACGATTCGGCGTCCCTTCGTTTTTAACGAAGTAGAGTCCACCAGAAACCTGCGCGTCCGTTGGAAACGGTTCTGTCCCGGTGTCGATGTCACTCATAGAAACGTAACCTCGGGCTCTCGCTGCGTACGGCGCGGGTGTACTGTCGTCAATCCTAAGATAGAACCTATTTCCAGCCGGTGCTCTATACACACGCTTATTCGTCGCGGTGTATTCTATGGTCCAACCGAGCGCCGTCTTCGCACCGTACCCATTAACGAGACAAGCGTCGAGCAACGCGACGAGGGAACCGTACGCATATGCGATTTGAGGTGCGCTGGCGTCAGTGCTCAGATAATATTTGGATGTTGGCATGTTCGCGTCTCCTATCTCAGAATCTTTTTGATCGCACTCGCGCGCGAGCTCATGAAGTTCAACAACGAATTCTGTCCCGACGTTGACGCCATGTACCGATCTAATTCACGCGGGTCGAATATGTTCACGATCGACAATCCTCTTCCACCGCCCGCGGGAGAAGAGTCCCCAGACACAGACCCACCGCCCGCGAACGACAAGCCCATGGAGAAGTTCCTCGGGACGAGCTTCTTGCGTATTGCTTCCATGAAGTCTAGCCCATAGTACTGCACCGCAGACTCAGGCTGAACGAACTCTTTCCCGTGAACAATGGCCATACGCGGATCGTTCCCAGGTCCCGTGAATCCTCCGCGATCGAACATAGGCGGAACGAACGCGAACTCTGAATCCATGATCGCGTTGCCCGCCGCGAAGTTATTGCTCCCACCTCCGAAGCCAAACAACGACATAAAATTAAATCCGCCCCCTCCGCCACCGCCCGAGAATAACTGCGTCATCTGTGCCTGCGCCATCTTCATCAGCATGTTCAACCATATGTCTAGGATAGAGTCCGCGAGCTTCTGAAAATCCACCTTCCCTGTCTTCACGAAGTCTTTCAACATCGTACCGAAGCTAGACGTTAGGTTCTGAGTCAAGTCCTTGGCGAAGTCACGTCCAATCTGGAACATGGTCGCCATCCCATCCTTGATCTCTGCGAACCCGCGCGTGACGCCGTCGAAGAACGAGCCCGTCTGTTCTTGTAGACGCACGTTCAAATCTACCACTGAAGCGTTGACCTGAGCTATCTCAACGGTCAGCTGCGAGTACCGGTCTTGTTGTTCTTTCGTCAGCTGCCCGTTCAAAGTGCGCTGGTCGTCCAACGAGCGCGACTCTTGCTGCAATAAATCTAATCGGCGTTGCTCGATACTCAACAGTCCACGAAGCTCGTCTCCTTTGCTTATGGACAATGTGCTACGGGCGGCGGACAACTCGGCGCGCTGCACCTCACCGGCGGCACGGGCCAGGGACTGCTGACGTTGTAGTTCCTGATCCAGTCCGCGGACGCGCTCAGCGCCGAGCTCTACGGACTGTTTCAAGAGCTCGTTCTGCTTCTGGATGATCTGAGCTTGAAGCTGGCGCTTCTTAACGAGGTCGAATTCTTGGTCG